TCAGGGTCTTCCAGATAAGCCAAGACAGCCTTGACTATTTTCTGGTCGCAGTCCAATACCTTAGGAAAGTAGTCGCTATAAAACATAGCGAACAGATATTGGACATCTCCCCAAGTGGCGTTATCAGGTTTCTTGGCCCCGCATTTATCGAACATCTGCTTAGCATCCTCCATCGTCCATCTTCTCTTGGATCCGTCGGCGTTAAGCATCTTATCGGCGGCCTCCCTAGCCAACTCCTTGGAAAAGTGATATCCATGGGTGTCTATATACCGCTTATAATCCGGGTCATCAGCGTCTGCTCCTCAGTAGTAACGACTTCTCCTACCTCTACGCATATAAGGTTCCGTACCATCGTACTCGTCACGGATGTCACGCTCGCCAAACCATCCCTTACGGTACATCTCATCCTCCCGCTCATGATGTCTTTGACGTTTCTCAAGCTCCCGCTCGTTACGCTCCAGTTCCCTCTCGCGTCTTTCGAGATCACGCTCACGGCGCTCAAGCTCCTCCATCATCCCGTCACGTTCCTTACCGTAATGATCATATACGCCACCATCGTAACCCATATAAGTGCCGTCGGAGCGGCGTGAGCGTCCCCTACCGCCTCTGCGGTCGTAGATCTCATCATCATATTCCTCTTGGCCGTTGCCTAAATCTATAACTCTCATCTTAACCTAATTTTTTAATTAACAACTCTTTTAACTCATCGAAAGAAGACCCCATCCTATCGACCTTCTCCTCAAGATTCTTAATCTTTCGGTCTTGATCCTTAGTCTGCTTAAAAGTAGGATTGATATCCTCCAAGATACTGTCGCATGCCTCTATGATCTCCTTATTCTTATCCACGCTATTCACGATATCCGTACTGGTTCGTTTCATGGCGTTCAGGTGGTTCATTATCGGATCCACGGAGCAGGCTAGCGTAATGCCGTTGGCCATAGCCACGTTCTGGTTCTCTGGAACTACGTATGTCATGGACTTCCCGTCCACCTCTATAGTAAGATCCATAACCCGATCTTGCAACTGCTGATACTGACCTAACTGGGACTGGGCGAACCTAGGCTCCGAGACGTTAACCACCGTACCCATAAAGAATTTAGGAACCCCTGAGGTATCCAACGTATAAACCTGATATCCTTTCTTTAAATCCTTAAACATAATAACGATCTTTTTAAATGGGAGGGAGGTTACCCTCCCTGTTCTTTCTTAGTAAATTCATGCGCTAGGGGCGGTAGCCGCCGTAGCCGTATGACCCAACATCCTGAACACGCCGGTGCATTTGTTATAATACACAAGATGCTCGGTGTAGGCCCCTACTATAGGATCACCAGAAGCCACGGGAGTCGTAATATCCTGCCCTGTCATATGTGCCCCAACCTTATCCACTATAGGTGTCTTGTTGACGATAACCCCGGCGTTGGATACCGTAACAGGAGTGGTAGTGGATAAGCCAGACGGGAGAACGATCGTGGCGGGATAACTAGCCTCTGTCTCCGTCACCGGATGACGGACTTTCCATAACAATATTCCTTCCGGAGGTAGTGAGTTCCACTGACACGGATTGATGCCAAAATCAACCGTAGGTTCGGCCGCAGAAGCGTCAGATACCTTTCCAGTAGTGGCTACTACCGGGATGCCTCCCCTGTCAAGACGAGAGGAGGCGAATGAACCGATCATATATCCTCTGAAATCAGCCATATTGTCCCCCTTTCTTATAATACGGCGTTAGTAGTGCCGCAAGCGCATCCACATTCGTTAGCCACCCTTACGGTAGGAGTATAGCAGCAACCCGGGTTCTGTACAACGTAGGCTGGAACCGGAGCCTTTGGAGCTAACTGGCTAACGATGTTCTGTGTCTGTTGTTGGGTGATGGCGGAAGTAGCCAAAGCCTGTTTCTCCTCACGAAGCTGTTGGATAGTATTCTGCATCTCACGCATCTCAAGTTGACAGAACTTGTCATTGATGATTTGAGTTTGAAGATCTATCTTAGCAGCCAACGCCTGAGTCTGGGCGTGAATTTGATTCGAATAGGAAGATTCGAACCTAGCTCCAAGATGTGCGAATGTGGATACATACATCGTGATCTTAAATTATCCGATCGTATCTGGGCTTGCCCTTCTTGTGGGGCCGTAAATGATAGGGATCTTCTCGCCGCTAGGAACATAAAGAAATTTGGGTTAGAAAAACAAAATCTTCTAACCCAATAAGATACGTCACCGGTGGTGAACCGGGTAGGGGACGTGGAGTCGCTGGCAATAGCTGGGGCCGTGAAGCGTCAAATTATACTGGTGTAAATTGGTATATGATCACCTTAACTACACGAAAAATCTCGCATCAACTTATTTGTATTAGCAGTGTATTCATTAACTATCTTACTGGATGAGGGATTATCCTCTATCCTTGACAGGCGGTTATCGTCACTCCTTACCGTAACATCACCCATCCTTCGTACCACGCTTTCTTGATATGATGATGGATCGGAGTATATAAGATCATCGACGAACCTATATATTGATCCATCAACCGTCTCACCTATCTTCTCATATAAGCCGGATTGGAACGACACGAAATCATCATACCTTCCACGAGCCAAGAACGAACCGTCCGGTCTCGCCTCGACGCCGCCGTTGACCTCCCGGAGCAGGCCCGGATTCCTTTGGTACAGATACCTATAAAACCCGGCATCCATCATCCTATCCTGTCTATCCAGATAGAAAAGGTTTCTCATGCTACTGTCACCGGACTCGATAGCCACGCCAAACAGAAGATCCCTTACCTGACCTTCCGGCAACGACATCTCCATGCTTTTTAACGTACCTCTGTCATGGTGGTTCAAAGATACGTTATAAAATCCATTAAAATCAAGGAAACGTAAGACATTATTATACAAATCCGATTTTTTTAACCTTTCCTTGATCTGGGTCTTCCTCAACGAGGTACAGGATTTGATAAAATCCCGATCCTTTCCCTGTCTAGCCTCGTATCTCCTGAACTCCCGATCAATATCGATATCATCCATCTTAGGGGTTACGGGATGCTGGTATATCAATCTGGTAAGGATCATGTTCTCGGTATTCGAGGATGAGATGTTATCCATAACCAACTTCTTGATATTATCCTTGACCACGCCAATATCAGATCGAGAAGCCCCTTGGGGAACCACGCCTGTCGGTAAGTACGAGGGCTGGGCTATCCCGATATCAGCCAGCACCTCATAGGCCTGATCGGTGTCGGTTATCGGGGTCGTGTTATGGTATGTATTTCTACCTACATACAACATGTTCCTGTCATACATATCGGAAGGAGATGTTTTCCCGGACCTTACATACACCATCCTATCACCGGTAAGGTTAGTATCCTGAACCTCGTATATCGGATTCCCTTTCCCTGTTATCCTATCAAGATCGGAAATAAAGTCATCATATACCGGATCACCATTCTGTATGGAAGATAACATGACATCCAGCGACGCCATAAGGTCACGGATATCCTCCGGCCTAGATATAACCATCTCATCGCTAATCGCCTCGCTTATATCAACGCCCATATCGGAAAGATCCATGGCTATGTCATATAGACGTCCGGCAACGTCCTTGATGTCCTTAAAATCATCCATATCGATTATCTCCCCAACCTTATCCCTTAGACCTTTCATATCCTTAGGCATACTGATATACGGTATGGTACTATTGGAATATGAGTCGGTAATCGTATTTCCGTCCTGACTCCGAACCTCCATACGGGTCATATTACGATATGTGTCATACATCCGATCGGCGTAATCCTGATCCTCCTGATACCGGAGCGCCAAGGAAGGGTATGGGATGGAGGCGAAAGCCTGATCGAACTCCCGGCGGTCGCTGATACCGCCTACCGCCCTCATGATCGTATCCCTTACCTCTATTGGATTCAAGCCCCTTCTCTTTCCTAACGAGTCATATGTATCCTCATATATCATATAATCATCACCAAGGCCTGACTCGGAGGACAGGAAATACATATCCTTCTCATTAAGATTCCCCTCAGACATAAAATCGACAATCCTCCTCATCATATCCCTTACCCGCTCATACTCCGATCGGTTAGTCATGATATTATCAATCTCATCAGCGTCATACATCCCAGATCGCTCAAGATTGTACCTATTGAGGAATATATCACCGCCGGAAAGGAAGTTAGATACGATCATATCATTAAGATCATTGATATTATCAACACCCAAGGAAGTAAGAGTATTATTAATATCCTTAACCTCATCGGCCATGAAATTGCCGGCGAAATAGTTCTTCCGCTTGATAAAGGACATGACATCATCATACCTAGGTTCCCCATTACTATCCAGATCATATTCTGATGGCATGGACATCCAGTCGCCAAAGAAGGACACGAAGTCGGGGGAGTAGGCCGTACCCCAGACCGATAAGGCCTGCTTCTGGTCGCCCAACACCTCCATCGCCCTTTGGTATAATCCGGATGGTTGGTTATTAGGGGCAAGGACATTATCTACCCCACCCTCCTTATTTTTTATCACATAACAAGATCTTCCCATTGCTAAATCGTTTTGACACAAAGATATAAAAAATCCCGCCTACTCTCACGAGCGGACGGGAGCCAAATAACAATAATAACAAACCTTATGTTTACTCTGAAAAAGTACAAATCATTTTGCCGATCCTCACGAACAGGCAAAAACTAAATCCTAAATAACAAAAAAAATGGAATTTATCGTTTAGCGAAAATATCCTTATCTGATTAACATATTGATTGTGAATAGGGGTGGATTCGTATACCCTCCCCTATCTCCTAACAATCTCAACCTGCTACAATAGAAATCAATCCATGACTGACATATTCCAATTTCTTATAAGATATATCTTTCTTATTTTCTCCGTTGATATCACGGATATTAAAAATTCCACGAAGCCTTCTTGCGTAAATAAAGCGTTCTTTACCTTGAAACATCACCTTATCAAACAATCTAAATCCGAAAACCTTAAAAGGAGATTGATTCATCCTTTTATTGCCTCCTTTAGGTGCTTTCATCTTATGAATTTGTCTGTTATGACGACGAACTAATTTCCGTTTGTAATAATATCCAAGTCTCTCGGAGTCAAAATTCCTTGAAATCACAAAAGCGTCGGATACATGGGATTTTTCAATCCCGTGATTTATACGATTATATTTTGTTATGTATCCGAAAGTCATTTTTACGTTTGGATACAAAGATTTTAACTCATCGTATAACTCCCATTTCATGATACTCATAACCGCAGCGTCACGAAGCGACTCACCTCTGTTTACTTTCAATTTGATATTTCCTTTATGAAACTCCTTATGGCAAGTCTTACACAATGTTATCAAATTAGAAGGTGAATCTCCTCCAGTCTTGCGTGACTCAATATGATGGACATTAAGGACAGGATCTTTTGATTTTCCTTTACAATGTTGGCATTTATGCTCATCCATTGCCAAGACATACTCCCTTACATTCCAAAATCCTAATTGTTCACCTTCCTGATACTCTTTACCTGATATCTCTGGATTCTTGATCTTTTGAATATCAAATTGGGCAACCTCAATAATCAGTTTTGAGACAGGTAGTATAGAATATACAAAACCGATAATCCTAATATGAGAATCAATCTTCTGCCGGATTGATGGAGCGATCCATCCTCTCTTCTTTGATTTAATCCTATTCATGAATCTTGGCTTTCTATATCTCAATCTGTACCTTCTAATCTTCCTCAATTCCCTTCTTGTTGATAGAAGATCAACAACATCACTTCTTAGAATAACTTCACTTGCGTAAAGTTCCTTGCTTTTTGTTGTAGCTGATAAACCGACATGTTTTGTACCTGTGTCAACGCCTAACGTAATCTCTTGCTTATAACCGGTTGTATCATACAAAAGCCTGATTGTAAAAGGACAAAGATTTACCACGGTTGCTTTCTTTGATTTAAGCAATCTTCTAACCTTACCATGCCTCGTTGTTGGCATTAAGGGTCTACCATCTATATCCTGTACATAAACCATTTACAATAAATAATTTAATAAAATGTTTATTCAACATAAGTCAGGGCAAAACCCTGTTAGTACCCATCGCCAATGTTATTGAAGGTTTTGTACAGGCAACACCGGAACCCAAATACAATCCCTGTTTAATCACCTACCTTAGAGCTACGGACTTGGA